CTACATTAGATTTAAACCAACATATCACGGGGGGCATCGCTAGAAATTTTTGACAGACTTAATAGTGTTTCTAGGCTTGAACTGACAAACGGAGGACTGCTGGGAATAGGAACAGGGTCTAGTGGGCCTAAATCAAAACTGTTTGTAGCCGGCGGTGAACTCATGGTTGATTACGCCAGCGGTGGTTCTAATGGCGGGGCCGCTATGCGTATTGCAACTAATTCTAATATGGCGTTCATCCAAAGTAATGCTTATTATAATTCTGGTGTCAAACACGCTCGTACCATGGCAAGCTCGTCAATCGGTTTCAGAACAGATGCTACTAGGGGTGGTGATATTGTATTTGATACCTCACCGTCAGCTTCCGCTGATGCTAATATGACGCTGACGGAAAGGGTGACTATTAAGCAAGCTGGCAATGTTGGTATAGGAACAACAAGTCCGAGCGAAAGGCTAGAAGTTGCCGGGAATGTCAAAGCCCATCAGTTCCGTGCCATCACAGGCAACAATCGTACAAAAATAAAATTATGGGATACGTCTACGAACTACGGCATAGGGATGTACGAAGCCCACACCTACGGTGGGTTGAACGACTATGCCATGACCTTTCAGTTCAACGACGATTCTGACCGTGGCTTTTGGTGGGGAGACGCATCCCACACTAATGCCCAAGGTGCGATGGCGTTGACTACCGAGGGTAAATTGACAGTCGCACATAGTATTAGGTTAGGTCATGGGGAGGCGGACACTACTACGCCGGGGTCTACATATAGGTTGGATGTCAATGGTACTAGCTATTTTTCTGGAGCAGCAGAATTTGCTGGTGGATTCATTTCCTTGACCAGTAATAATCCCGCCATTCGTTTTTATGAATCCGACACAACAAACAAAAATTGGGATATTCAAGTCAACGGAGGTGACCTTAAATTCCTAACGCTCAACGACGATAATTCTAATTTTAACGAACGATTCAAAATAACCAGTGATGGTACTAGCTATTTTTCTGGAGCAGCAGAGTTTGACGGGGGAATAAAAGACAAAGACGGGCAACTAGGTTCAAGTGGGCAAGTCCTTAAAAGCACGGGGTCAGATGTGGATTGGGATACACTTGATTGGGAGGATTTACCTAACGTCTCATCACTAACAGCTTTACCATAATGGGATTACAGAGTTCAGATTTACTTTTGGTTGAAAGGAACAACACGCTCTACAAAGAAACCTTTGGCAACAGGGCTAACATTGACTCTACTGATCTACTATTGGTTGAGAGAAGTAACACTATTTATAAATGCACATACGCAAACTGGAGTAATGCAAACAGCACAGATTTAATTTTAGTTGAAGCTAACTCAACCACAGGTGGAAGGGTTGTCGGTCAGTTATACAGAGAAACCAAAGCTAATTGGGATGCAGCTACAACAACTAACCAAGATATTTACACAAGCAACTACTCGCCAAACATTGTGGTGAACTACACAAGTGCCACAGCCGATAGCACCGCAAACTTCAACGTCCTTTCATTGCAAGTAGCAGTAACAGGAAGCGGCTCAAGCGACACAGGCAGACTTTACATAGGTCAAAAGAATACTGCTCCTACTAGCTGGCAGGGTGACTTTTGTATTGCTGCTGTTCAGATTCTTCAGAGCAACGGAACATCATTTAGGAGTGGGTCAGGCTACACTTCGGGATACGATTGGAACTTTGGTAATGGAAACAACACTTATGGATATGGAGACTGGGGGACTACACAGGCAGAAATAACAAACGAGAGTTCTAATCCTTGGACTTACTCCTACCACGATATAGGTTCTAGTAGTTCAACTCGTAGGTGGGCAGCGGTATCTGGCACATCTTCAAGCTATGTAGGTGCAGATGGGGGTGTATGGTCGCCCTCTGGTTACTCTGGCGGGGGCGGTTCTATACTTCCAGAAGGGACAGCCAATATAGCTCAGTCCAGTTCTACAACAGAATATTTATTTGCTGAATGTAGCGGAACTGACACAGGAGATTTCTTCTGGCTGGAAAGTCCTGAGATCACAGTTCACAACGGAGACATCATTAGGTTATGTTACGGTGGAACGAACGGGCAAAGCTCAACTACGGGCTTGCAAGCATCAGACACATTAAGATTTAGATTTGGATAATGGCTTTACGAAACACATACACAGCAGAGGACGGGACAACGCTGACTGCCTACTACAGAATTAGGGAGGTTCATACTCAGTACGAGAAGGATCGCGGGGATGATGCTGACAACGCCATTCACTTCAACGTGGAGGCATACGACGATTCTACGAACGAGCGTTTGTTTGAGCCAGTAGCCATACGCGAGGCTAATGAAATAAAGTGGCACAGCCTAGATGCGGCAGACCAAGCTGTAGGGGTGCTAATAGACAAGGCGTATGCACAATTAAAAACACTAGCACATTTTAGTGAAGCGGAGGATTGTTGATGATAGAGGCACACACATTACTAGAGGTACTGCTAGTGATAGCCATGTTGGGTATTTTGTACTCCATGTATTTGGGGGCATTATCCCGCGCCAGAGAGGCAGCAGACAGAGCCATGTGCAAACAGTACCAGTGGGAATTTAAGACGATTAGAGAGTCAGAAGACATATACGAAACATTAAACGTGGTTAATCGTTGTTACGAATGCCACGCAACTGAACCTTGAGATGGAAACGAATTTAGTTAATCAACTGAGTGACCCAGCGGTATTGGAGACTGCGGGTAAAGCAATACTATCAGATTGGGTATGGCTGTTTGTGGCTGGCGTAGCGGTGCTGTTGTTCCGCGAGATCATCCAAGAGTTTGCGGCGGGTCTAAGCGTCTGCTTCTCCAAACAATGGGCCGTTGATGAAATTGTTTTCCTGAACGGGAGACAGGCAAGGATAGCGCGGATTGGTCTGCGTGAGACTACGTTCTATATGTGTGACCGCTCGTCCACGATGCGCGTCAAAAATACCAATCTAGGCGACCTTACTTGCGAGAAGGTGCTAACGAACCATCAGCCAGAGTATCTTCCCAAGGGCAATGAGAAGGGGCCGATGAAAGTAATGATTGTTGAGGAAGAGCCAAAACCAAGGACTAGAAAATGAATTTAGATTATGATCCCAATGCAATGTTCCCAAAGCGGGAGCGGAAAGAAGAAAAGTTTTTAACTAAAGAGAGAGTGATGCGGTTTCTGGTAATAGCTGGCCTAGCATTATTGGTGCTATTTATAGGCGCGGGTTGCGGATCAGTTAGAAACGTGAAGGAAATTGATCTGAGCATCACGGGGTTAGAAATGGAATTTTACCCTGAGCATCCCTCTCAAGAGGACACAGGATTTTTTGGTGCAATTACGAACCGTGTAGTGCCGGGGCCAATAGTGGTTCCAGCCAGCTATCGGGAACTAATGCCCATGACGAAAGATAAATAATTATGGCTAATACATACAAATGTGTACGGTTTGAACCGATGTGTTCATGCGACGACAACGAGAAGGTCTGTTCTGTTGTCATCGGCTTAACTGCAACAGATGAAACCGAGAAGCACTCCGCTTATGTGGACGGCGTTCACCACTACGACGAGGATAACAAGCCCACGTTAGATGAGTTGAAGTCGGGGGCATCTGCATTGGTATCTCAGTTTGCCGCCAACCAAGGGTTCATTGCCCAGTTGGACAGTCAGATTGAGGCCAGCAAGAAACGCGATGTCCCGCCCGAAGACTTTGAAGCTCCAGAGATCACCATTGATACTTCGGTCGCAGCAGAGGAGGGCAGTCCAGCTAACCCAGCAGCGGAGGAAGAGTCCGAGGAAGAAGAGTCCAGCGAGGAAGAGTCCAGCGAGGAAGAGTCCAGCGAGGAAGAGTCCGAAGGTGACGAGTAAATGCACCAACAAGGATTGCTTTGAGGACACTTGCAAGGGGGAGTGTCAGGATTAAATACGATTGACTCCTTTGCCCTATGGTGTAACCTAACGGCGTTTGGTGACAACAATGGAAAACGAAGAACAACTGAAAGCGGCTGTGCAAATTTTGGCGCAGGTGGCAGATCGAGCAATGGTTGACGGCCCTACTGGTCGTCAGAGAGACCAAGCAGTTCAGATTTTAGCTCAACATTTTGGGCTGTCTGAGCAGAAGCCCGGTGATCCACAGCCAGAAATAGTCATGCCGGATGAGTCTGGTGACTCCGATTGAGGACATTAAGGTTATAGCTAGTTCTGGTTTTGCGCTTTCAACGTGGTGGCTCGATATACTTGACCCCATATTGAAGTGCTTAATCAGTCTAGCTACCCTTATTTATGTTGTTATTCGGATACGTTACCTAATAAAAAATCAAGGTATCAAAGATGATTAAAAGTAAAACATTCTGGGCCGGGATAACTGGGCTTATTGGCGCTGTATCCGGCTACCTAACTGGAGAACTTGAGATCGGTGCTGCAATGAATGTCGGAATCACTAGCGTTTTGGCAATTTTTGTGAGGCACGGAGTTTCAAAGGTAGAGAAAAAACTCTAAGCAATGGGGTGGTTGCTCGCCCTATTTAAGTCGTTTCCTGCTCTGTCTAAAATTCTAGAGCAGATCGGTAAGGCTCTGAAAAATGTTCAGTCGATCCGCCACGTTTCTCACGCTAAGCGCGATATTAGCGCTGCTATCCAGCGGGTGCGCGACAAGCGCTCATCGGCACAGCAACGTAAACAGACTGATCGAGACCCACAGTAAAGGTTTTGAGGATGCCATCTTAGCGTCCCCTGAATCCGAGGGCTTTGTGCGAGATGCCCTAGAAACAATAGCCGTACTTGAAGGTGAGTTAATCAAGAGAGAATGAGCTATGTCTACTGGGGTCAGGGGGGAACTGCTTGCCGCTGAAAAATTAGTGGAGCATGGATGGAGTGTTTCATTTCCCGTTGATACTTCCCCTTACGATTTAGTAGCCGCTAAAGGGGAGAAGATATACCGGATTCAAGTCAAGTCCACCATTGGACTCAAAACATACAAAGGCTACAAAGAACACTACCAATTCCAGACAGGCCGAGGGCTTCACTCGAAACGTCGCTATGAATCGCATGAGTTCGATTTCTATATCTGCGTGGCTCTTGACGGGCCGAAGTTCTGGATATTCCCAATAGGGTTCTCTAAATGCGTTACTGTTAAAATATATGACAGTAATGAGAGGTTCAAGAAGTACGAAAACAACTGGGAATCCTTAGAAAAATAAGCATTTCTGCCCCCTTCTATTTTTTTTAAAAAAAGTGTTTGACAAGGTTGTTTAACCTATTTATAGTCTTCCCCGTGAGCGACACAAGTGAGCTACAACATAAAATTAGGGGCGTCCGGTTTGACGAGGAGACAGACAATCTGGTTGTGCTTGGGGCCGAGAGAGAGGGAAGTATTTCTAAATTCCTAAGAGCAGCAGTAAGGTGCTGGTGGAAAAACCAAATCGAAGAGGAGGAGAACCAGACCAATGCTGACAGTAAGTGAAGTTGCCGACCTGCTTCGGGTTGAGCATAAAACAGTACGCAGCCTTATATCAAAAGGGAAACTGAAAGCCGTCAGGCTGGGGCGCATTCTTAGGATTAGACAAATTCACTTGGAAGAATTTTTGGAACAACAACAAATAAACTAATGGGAAGGTTAGACAACTACGAGCAGGTGGACGCAAGGTTAAAGCGCGTTCATGGATTAAGCGACAACATACGCTTCACTACATCAGTCTTGAATCACAACGAGGATTTTAGCAGGTGCGTAATAAAGGCGTTCATGTACGAAGGCGACGTTCTTATTTCGACAGGAATTGCAATGGACTGGAAGGACAAGGATAGGAACGCCAACCGGACAAACTGGGTGGAAGTTTGCGAGACCTCTGCGGTAGGCAGGGCTATTGCTAATAGTAAATTCCAAGACCCTGATGCCAAACGCCCAAGCCGTGAAGAGATGGAGGTTGCTATGGAGAGGTCGCAGGATGCGCCTAAGGCCGCAGCGCCAGATCATCCTCTAATCACGCTGATAAACGAACACAAGCTAACAGACAAAGTTGTGACTCAATTCTTTGAGAAGCGAGGCTGGGTTCATCAAGGGCAAGCATGGACTGAGGCGGACTCGGGCAAATTAGATCAAGTTTATGAACGAGCAAAATCAAACCCCGAAGGTTTCGTCGCAGCAATCGCAGCCTAATCATGGTGGACGTGGCCATCACCCTCACAGTCCGAGCAACTTTCCTAAATGGGAAAAATGTCCAAGGTTTGAGAACGATGGGAACACCAGTCAGGCCGCATCAAGAGGAACTTGGTTGCACGAATTATTTGAAAAACGAGTAAGAAGCAAATGGCGAGTGGAGCATTAAGTGACGAGAGACTGATCGACTGGGCTATCGACGAGGTACACAAGGTTATCGGGGGCGATGCCGTGGTACAGGTCGAACCTCTACTTGAGCTTGAGGATAAATACTACGGCTACGCTGATCTAGTTTGCGGCGAACACGTATTCGATCTTAAGTCAGGAGGCATACCCCCTCTGCCGGGGTACAAGGCCCAACTGGCCGGGTATGCGCTCGCTCACATGGAGAATACGTTTCGTGATTTTGTGTGGTGTCACGAACTGTATATCGACTCCCAGTACCATCGCTACTACAAGGTAACATTAGAGGAAGCTAGGGAGTTGGTACTGGGAATACTAGACTCGCACCTAGACGAAAGCTCTGAGCCAGTTTCATGCACCTACTGCAAATGGTGTAAGCACACACTAACTTGCAAAGCATTAACTAAAGATTTCGATGAAGATGATATGAAGGATTACGATTTAACTAAACCTGAGGATTTAGCAGAGGCCCTACACGTAGCCAAGCGTTATAAAGTATGGGCGGAAGCTGTAGAGAAGGAGGCAAAGAAACAACTCCAAGAGGGTAAAGATATAGAAGGCTGGAAACTCCAAACCAGAAAAGGACGGGAGTCGATTGACATATCCGTAGCGCACAAGGAGTTATATGGCCGTATGGGGAGCGATAAGTTTTTGGCTTGCTGCTCCATGAACCTCACCAAACTCAGGAAGATATGGGGAGAGTTTTACGAAAACGAAGAACTTCCTGTCGAAGAATTTATCAAGCGGTCGAAAGATTCGGTCGCAATGGTAGAAAGTAAATAAGCAATATAATGAGTATGAACTTGAATAAAGTCATGTTGGCAGGGCGGTTAACTCGCGACCCTGAACTGAAGTCGCTACCTAACGGGAATAGCGTAACAAACCTAGGCTTCGTAACTAACCGGGTATTTAAGTCCGGCAACGAACGCAAGGAGGAGGCAACATTCCTAGACGTAAAGGCGTGGGGTGCAAGCGGCGAGACAATCGCCAAGTATCTCAAAAAGGGTAGCCCGATTTTTATCGAAGGCCGTCTGACCGGAGAGAACTGGGAAAGTAACGGCGAGAAGCGCAGCAAGATGGTGGTCACGATGGAGAACTATAAGTTCATCAACGATGGCAACGGTAACAACGGCAAAAAGGCCAAGGAGGAAACTGACGACTTAGGCTTCTAATATGGCTGTTAACTCAAGAGCGAAGGGTGCGAGGAATGAACGTATGTGGGCTTCGATATGCCGAGATGAGGGGTACGCCCTTACTAGGCGGGGTTGCCAATTTGCTGGCGGCCCAGACAGCCCCGACATTCAGACCGGAGACGCTGAGCTGGAGAGAATCCATTTTGAAGTTAAGTCAGGTAAAAGGATCGACGTGTGGGGGGCTATCGCTCAAGCCGAGCGAGACAAGGCGCTAGGTAAACTAGCAGTCTGCCCCCTGCACCGAGACCGCTACGATTGGATTGTCGCCATGCCATCTCACGATTGGTTCCGTATGTTGCGTGGCGACCACATGGGAGGCGGTGGGCATGGAGTCTAGCGAGATGCTAGGACAGGGAGGTTTCTAGTATTTCCCTCCTGTGTGTAACACTCACCGTTCTCCTTTTTTAAAAATGAAATTAGAAATAGCAATAGATTACAGCGTTCCAAGGCAGCAAGAAAGAATTGCTCTAGTGGAAATAAAGCAGTCCTTAGTTGAGGCAATCGTAAGAGATCATTTCGACCAGATGGACTACAGGGAAAGACAGACATGGCTAATGAAAAACAACGTGAAAGCGATTTCGACGGATTTAGTTTAGAGATCGTTTGCAAAGGCATTACGAATTTACAGGAAAATTTATCCAAGCTCTCGCATCAGCAAATAATGCAGGAACTTGAGACAATAAAAATGTGGCTAATAAACAAGGATGAGCGAAACACCAATAGAGTTGACTGAGGAGATGGTGCTGAAGGCACTACAAAGCAAGCGCCTCAAGGACAAGTATGACGTGCTGGCAGTTGCGGCTGCGGCAGCTAACAACAATTCCGTGATGATCGGGATCGAGCAGTCGGATATGAGGGAGGGCGATAAGTTTGTCACCCAAGCCATTATCGGTCTGTCGCTAGGACTATGCGCTCGCATGGCAGACCCAACCCAACCAAAGAACCTATGGAAACAACTTAACAAATCCATCGGCCAAACAATGGGCTACAAGATTATGGAAGAGTTTAATGTAGGCAGAGGCTTCGCCACTAATTTAGGAGCAGAGAAAGAGGAAGAATAATTTATAGACCGGCCCTTCCTCAAGACCTCTTCCCCAGAGGCGTTGGTTAAGGACAGTAATCCGAGGGTCGGTCTTCTACTAAAATGAGTACACAAGCATTGGCAGCGGTTATAGAACACTCCCCATATAAGGGAGCCGCATTTGCCGTGCATATGATTATTGCTGACGTTGTAAATCCTCAGAACGGAAACAAGTTTTGGATGTCGTTTAACAGCACAGCAAAGAGAGCAAGAATTACCAGACGAGCGGCGATCAACGCTGTCAAAACTATGCTGGAAGACGGTATGCTGATACTCGTAGAAAAGCGCGACAACAACTCCAGCATCTACCAGTTTGTCCTACCTGACAGCATGGACTTCTCTTTAGATGGCGGTGAACATAATTCACTAGGCGGTGAACAGATTTCACCAGAGGTAGTGAACACAGTTCCAGTTGCTAGTGAACCGAGTTCACCCAAACCCAATAAGAACCCAAAGGGAACACAAACTAATGGGAATGAGGCAGAGGTGATTTACAGTATGTACCCTAGGCGAGTAGGTAAGGGAGGTAAGAACGGGGCAATCGCTTCAATCACCAAGGCACTTAAATCTAATAGCTTTGAGAAACTTCTAGAGAGAACCAAGCAGTACGCCGAGATGGTGGCTGATAAGGAGAAACAATTTATCCCTTACCCGTCTACTTGGTTTAACCAAGAGAGGTACAATGATGACCCTGACGAGTGGATGGATAACGAGGCTAAGCAGAAAAAAATTAACCAGCTTAAGCATAGGCTTGAGTACGAGACTGACCCAGCAACATGGGAACAACTGAAACAACAAATAAAAATACTACAACAATGATGGATGCAGAAAGAGGCGTGCTAGGATGTGCGCTACTAGGAGCAGTAGACGATTGCGTGTCAAAGGGGGTGTCTTTGGATCACTTCACCCACGACGATCATAGAAAAATATGGGGGGCCATCAAGAGCCTGAGTGACCGGAACCAGCCTATTAGCTCCATAACGGTAAGCGACCATCTAAACGGAGAGGTTCACATATCCACAATCGTCCATTGTGAGGACACAGCGCCCACTTCACACAATCTGGGGTACTGGCTCCCGACGGTTGAGAAAAACGCTCTGAGGCGCAATTACAGGGCAAAGATCGCCCGTCTGGCAGAGGCACTAGATGACGAGAACCTAGAGCCACATGAGCTGACCGCGAAATTTGAATCTGAAATCCTAGACTACAGGGAGTCAGACCAAGATGAAGAGGATCGAAGCGGTGATATTACCCGGCTACTAGGGTACATCGAGGACTGCCAGTACAAAGGCAAGAAGCTAGGCTACTCAACGGGGTTCGATAACTTAGATGACTACATAATCGGCCTAGAAAAACAGAAGATATACGTAGTTGCAGGTAGGCCGGGGGCTGGTAAGACAACAATCGCCCAGAATTTAGCCAGAAATCTAGTCGGAAACGGGGTTCCTACGCTGATATTTAGCTGCGAAATGACGCGAGATCAGCTTAATTTACGTATGTTATCGGCCGAATCACGCATAGATTCTAGGGATTTGACCACCCCAAACACCCTGAAAGCCACCCAATTCGCACCAATATCAAACGCTGCCGCCCAAATGGCAAGCTGGCCCCTGTATATCAAGGACAAATCTGATATGAGGATAGGGCAAATCCGGGCTGAAGCACGAAGAATGAAGAAACTCTACGGCATAAAGGTGATAATGGTGGATTACTTGCAGTTGTTAAACGTAGATGAGTCGCACTCCAAGTCATCTAGGCAGAGGCACGAGGAGGTAGGTAACATATCTGGCAACCTTAAGAACATGGCAAAGGAGTTGGACGTTCCGGTAGTGGCCCTAGCCCAGCTAAACAGGGAGACCGAGCGATCAGATAGAGCGCCAAAGGCCAGCGACCTGCGTGAATCTGGCAAAATCGAAGCAGATGCCGATGCGGTCATAGCATTGTGGGAGCCAGACCCATCAAGTAGACCTAGCAGGAACCATTCAATAGTCGAAGCAGTTATATGCAAGAACAGACACGGCTCAACTGGGGTGACAAAATTCCTATTTAAGAAGGACATAAGCCAGTTTGAGATGCTGAGTCCAATAGACGATGAAGATATACCGTTATGACAATAACACAAGAAGACATACAGAACATGAACAACGAGTTGGAACTGCAAACCTACCAAGGACGCGAACTCCTTAAGGTTGCGTTAGACAATGTGCATCTTGCAGACCGAAAGCAGCAAGACTACGGCCCGAATAATATACTTTTTTCCGGGGAGATTGGGATAGCCGTCAGGTGTCAGGACAAAATCTGTCGCCTAAAACATCTGTTAGGTAACAATGGGGAAGTTAACAACGAATCCATCGAAGACACCTACAAAGACCTAGCAAACTACGCAATGATCGGTCTACTCCTTCACCGAAACAAGTGGATGCCAACCGGAAATGAGCAAACTTAACAAACCAAGAGGGGCTACCCATGTTCGTATTAGCTCCGGTAAGAAAACCGCTCTCGTTGATGTCAAAGACATTGATTGTATTGCAGGTGTTGCTGGCGAAATTACTTGGCTCAAGGGTAGTGAAAAGAAGGGATTTGCCGAATTGGCGAAAGAGGATTTTGATGGCGAGTATGAGCCTTAAAAAGTCCAATATCAACATACTACTCAAGCACCAGATGGTTAAAAAGCTGTGCTGGGGCTGCGAAAAACAAGTTAGGGTAATGTTTAGAGATAAAACAACAGGCGGCTACTTATGCCGAAAGTGTATGCCAGACGTTTACTGGGCGGATAGGGTTCTGTCTGGTATTAAAGGGTTGAGAGACCCTGAAGATGGCGAGTTTTCAGACTTAGATAACAATTAATTATGCCAGTAGACACAGGAGAACTAACATTGGTCAAGAACACCAACAAGAGAATGGGCGCAAATAGCGAATATCTCTTCACGATTCTTGAGGAAAAAGGCGAGGAAGCAGAATATATGTTTACTCCCGCAGAACTAGAAAAGGCAAGATACCGAGCCACCAGAAACATTGAGGACTGGCAGCCTAAGCGGTCTGTCTTTAGTCGCATATTCAGAGCGATGAAGAAAAAAAAGAAATGAGTCAGGACTTTCTAGCAAAATCAGCGGCAGATTTCTTTAACATAGAACTTAGCGCCCTCAAATCCCCTTGCAGGAAAGACAAAACAACTTGGCCTCGTAATATCTGCATATACATAGCCCACGAAAACGGCGCTCACAAAAGCACGATTGGGCGATTTTGGAACAGAGACAGGACTGTTGTGTATAACTCACTCAAGAGAGTAAACGAAATGCTTGAGTCCTACCCCAAGAGGCGAAAGGAGTACGACAACTTCCTAAACTTCGTAGAAATACAGAAAAGAAAGAAAGAGCTAGGGGTTTGACTTACTGGGGTGACATGGAAAAAAGCAGGGCTTACTGGGATGAATACGCCCAAAATGTCCTAATTAACCCAAACGCTACCGAATACGAATGCAAGACGGCCATCATTGGAGTGAGGGGCCACAACCGACCTCTCGCAGAAAAGCTAAAGGCAAAAAAACCAAAAAAGGTAAAGTTGTCATAACCAAAAACATAATCGCCAAATCAATAGCCAATAACTACAAGGGGGAACTAACAGAAGAGCAGGTTAAACGAGTCATCAACGATATGCTAATGATGGCATCCTGCGCCCTAGTCTCAGATTGCTACGTCAGGCTGGACGACTTCGCCTCCCTTAAGATGAAACACGTAAGGCACAAACGGTTTGGCTACCAGTCTCGGGTGTGGTTTACTATGGGGAAGCGATTAGCAAAGATGGCCCATGAGACAAGGGAAAAACGATAAACCGCACACCTGCTACCTGATACTCCCAGATCAAGAGGTGAGCTTCCAAATGAGCGTCACCAGATCGGATGACGAAATCACCGTAAGCCCCGTCTTATCTACCGGCATTGACTCAGAGGACTTAACAGATGAGGCCCGTGAGTCCATATGTGAATGGGCCAAAGAAGAAGCTATTCGCGTTGCACTCCCTGCTGAACATAACTAGCCTGTCTAAGCGCTTTTTCTAAAATATCTATCCCTCTTTGGTTGCCTACTTTTGCCATTTCCTCAAGCGCCTCTTCAAGGTTTCTAATCAGTTCTGCCATAGCCGGGACAGCATACTAAACTTTGCCTCCCCAACCAACACTTTCCTCTTTTATTTCCTGTTCATCTGCCCAGCACCCGCCTCCTAGCGCCACCTTAAAGGGCATATAACAACCACAACCCAAATCACTTCCATCATAAGGCCGACATTTCTTCTTGGCGCGGTCATACAACACACACCCATTACACCTACGCATTTTGCTGGAGAACCCGACCCCTTTCTCCCTGTTATGTAAAATCCCTTTCAGAGCTAGAACAACTAGCCCCCACCAGTCAGAGATGCTAAGCCTACCACCCTCCTCCTTCAAGACAATCCACCATTGCCTGTACCTCTTCCACTTAAACCCAAATATCTTTAAGTTACCTAACATAGTTAGTTGACCAAGGCTAACCATCACATTACATTGATTCCAGCCATATTGCTCCGAAAGTGTGATGATACGGGGCCGAGTTAGACTGGGGCAGATCGGACAACGACAGCCATCCGTAGGGAGTTAATGCCAGACCTCGTTAAACAACAATATGATGGGTAGCGATAAAGCAGCCGCATAGCTACGACCGTTATAGTCGAAAGACTGAGTGACTTACCCCACGGCGTTACAGGATAACCATACGCCGGGATCACAACCCAAGGTAAGTGTTGGCCCAAACAAACAGTAAACCGCCAACTGCAACACCACTTCTCTAATGCAGGGGAGTTTTGTACCCTTCACCCTTCCAGTACCCGCCAGTTCTGCAAAACCAACCTGACTTCGTACTCTATGTCGGACAAAATGTTTTCGAAGATTGTCCTACTTTCAAAATAAGCCCGAAAGTTGAGAAAAGGGGTGTATATATGTGATGAACGCGAAACCCGTTTCCCACCCCAGCCCCCCATTCGGCCCTGTTACCTAAACCCCAAAAGGTAACGTGTACGACCAGTCGATGTTGGTTGCCGAGGCGGTCAATCGCCGGAAGCTGGCAGGGGCGGAAATCCGTTTGAAGGATTCCTTAATGCCGAAGAACCCCCTCTCATGTTGTGCGTTCATGTCCTGATGCACCGGGCAACTTGTATGCCCGAAACCGCGTGGTGATCTGTCATGCCGGAACAAGTGGTGATTTGTGCGATTCATGCGCCTTTGGGATAACCTTTAATGGGCGCGTGCTGGCTGGGGTTATAGCCTATCGTACACCCCTACCCGCTTGGAATGGACGTTGGAGTGTGTGCCGCGTTGGCTAAGCGATTCCTGCTATGTGGCTAAATCGCATCTAGTTTCTTCCACGTTTTGTCGGTTGTGCGGTAAACAATCGAATTTCGGATTTTCGCCCTTCGCTCTCGTCGAGAGTTTAACGGGGCAAAGTCCAAGGTGGCTATCGTCCTGTCAGGATTTATGGGCCGCCTTCCCCCAACATTTAGTGTGCCTTGTCGTGGCGTTGGGGCTTTCTACCAAACACTATCAACCTTTGAAAAATACTATGGTTACTACTACTGAAATCGTACCGGCCACAAATGTGGATAACAACGAAGCTCCAGTATCTCTGCCTGTCGCAACTCAGCGCATTGGCAAGACTGGGAACAACCTTGGGACGGAAATCTCATTCCGCGTCGACCCGGACGGCAATCCGTTGCAGAGTCCGTCTAATGCCCGGAAGTATCTTCGGGAGACCCAGCCTGATTTGAAGGGCAATGACCT